AGAGCCTTGCCCAATCTCTGTGTGGTTCTGCGCTCCATATAGAACGCACAACTCATCCAAACTTCCGACCGTTACCGACAGAACTTTCGCCTTGCCGATGACGACCTTTCTTTTCTCATCCATCAGGAACACTTCAATACCTTCGGGCAGCTTTGCAAGCCTGCGACCCATTCTGAAGGTATTGAAGTCTCCATCAATCCCCTTGATCGGTGGGATAAAACCGATGACCTGAATTTCCATGCAGCTCCTACTTGAGTTACCCCAAGTATAGAGCTGGTTTTGAAATGGTCAGGTTGGCAACATTGCGACCAGTTCGGCGAACTTACCTTCGTCGCGGATTTTCTCAGCGAGTGCCTTGACGAAGTATTGCTTACCGTCTGTCCACGTTGCACGAGGCTTGCTGTATGTAATCAGCTTGTTGGCGATCAGATACTCCAGCAGCGAAATGATCGTGTCGAAGTGGGCCACGCCCGCATCGTCGAAAGTCATGCGAAGCGAAGTCTCTTGGAACGGCTTGGTCATTTTCGACTTGGTGCATTGGATCGAAATGTTCTGTCCAATGAACTCTTTGTCGCCATCACGCTGCTCCATGATCTTCTGACGACCGAGCGCCAGGCGGCAGGTAGCGTAGTACTCCATCGCACGACCGCCAGGGGTTGTACGGGGGTCGCCGTAGACGACGCCAGGCTTCAGACGCATCTGATTGAGGTACAGGAAAGTCGCGTTGTACTCCTCGCAGTGCTGCGCCATCGCCTTGAGCGTGGTCGAGGTAACGCGAGCCAGCGCGGTGGTGTCGTTCATCGTGTACTCGTCAATCTCCTTCTCCGCTTGTGACTTGGGCAAAGCAGCGGCGATGGAGTCGAACACGAACAGGATGGGCGCGTCTTCTTTGACAGCCTTGCTCTCACGAATGAGCTTGCAGGCTTTCGCAGCGACCACGTTGCCCTCTTCCCAAGTCTTCGGCTTGAAGTAGAGCCAGTAGGGACGCTCGGCGTTCAGACCGAAGCCTTCAGCAAGGCTCACGTCGAAGGAACGCTCCCAGTCGATGAAGCCGGCAACGCCGCCCATCTTCTGAGCTTGCACCATCCACTGAGTCGCCAGAGCCGTCTTACCAGTCGAGGAGTCACCGAACATTTCCACCATGCGACCGCAAGGCAGACCGCCGTCGTAGCGACCGGACATGATCTTGTTCAGCGGAGGAAACCCAGTGTCAATGAAGCGGGAGACTTGTTGATTGCCGGCGTTCGCGCCGATCTCTTTGTCGAGTGTGGAGATGAGGTCTGTAAGTGCGGACATTGTTTTCTTTCAGTTTTCGAACGGTTTGGTGAACACGTCCAAGTTTTTGAGGATGCTCGCAAAGGCCAACTCGCCGCACACGTCAGCAAATTTGTCCTTGTCGAACTTGCCTGGCGTCAGCGTGATCGCTTCTTTGGCAGGCTTGGGCACCTTCATGAGCTGCATGAGGCGCAAGTTGCGACCAAAGATGGCGCGACCTTCGGGGCTTGCCAGCTTGATGTGAGCTTTCTTCTTGGGAACGAACTCGCCGCTGTCGCACTTCGCCCAGAAGTTGCGAACGCTGCCGAACTCGGCCAAGAACTCAGGTGCGCCCTTCTCACCGATGCCACCCACGCCGCTGATCACGTCAGACGAGTCACCCTGGAGACACTTGCCCTCCAAGAACGCCAGCGGCGTCTTATAGCCAGTCTTGTCGTACAGGTTGCCCAACGTGATGACGTTGGTTTCGTTGCGGTGGTCACGCCAAACGACATTGCTGCGCACGAGTTGAATCCAGTCGTGGTCGCCTGAAAGCAGCTCGATCTCAGTGTCTGGCTTCTCAGCCAGCATGGGAGTCAGATAGCCAGCCATATCGTCAGCTTCGTGCGTTGCCGCCTGCATCTGACGAATGCCAAGATGCTGAAGCGCAGCCTGGATGTACGGCTTTTGCTCGGTGTAGGCTTGCTTGATGGCGACCTTCTTGGGGTCGTCGTCGCGGTTGCTCTTGTAGTCGGGGTTCAGGTCGAAGCGCCACTGAGCGCGACCGTCCCAAAGAACCAGCGGCGTAGCGTGTGGGCGACCGACACGGATTTCGCGCATCGCCTTTACAAAGCCGAAGACCGCTTGCGTTTGAATGCCGCCAGCGGTCAGCTTGGTTCCGTAGTGCATGGCATAGCCGACGCTGTTGCCATCAATGAGGATCGTTGTCTTGGGATTCATAGAGGTAAAGAAGCCCAATCTGGGTACTTTCATACCCAGACTGTGCATTCCTTCACTACTGAATTACTCGGCCAGCTCGCCCAACAGATCGTCAAGCTCGGTGTCGAGCGCCACCGTAGGCTTGGCGTCTTCGCGCTCGTTGAACGAGGCGGCAGTGCCAGGGGTGGCATCGCTCACATCGGCCGTCGAGGGGCGGTCGGGGTTCTTCGAAGCGGCGGTCGGTGCAGGCAGGATGCCGGCGACAGTCGAGATCGCGGACAGAGCTTTGCGCTTTTGTTCGTCGCTCTCCATCTGCACGTACTCGTCCAGGTTGGGGAGCTTCTCGTATGCCGACTTGGGCACAGCTTGCTTCTTGGGGCTGACTTGCACGGCGTACTTGGTGTTCAAACCCTTGCCAGTACGTTCGACAGTCACGACTTGAGCGCCTTCGGGGTCGAAGATCGTCGCGGCCCAGTTTTCAACAGCGTCCACGAGTTGCGCGAAGACCGTAGTGCGGACTTCGAGAATCTGAGGGGTGTTGGGGTCTTCCGAATCCAGAGCCAGCACGTTCAGCAAGAAGCTGCGACCAGCTTTTGCCTTCTTGAGCAGTTCGGTGGTTTCGTCGTCCGAAGCGGCGTGCATAGCGCGGTTCAGACTTTCGCAGATCGGGCAGGGTTTGCCGTAGATCGCTTCATTGCAGGGGTACACGGCTTGAATTTCGTCAGCGGCATTCTTGATGAAGTGCTGGCCGAAGTCGTGATACCACACATGCTCTTCGCCTTTGCGCCAGCCAGGGAGAATGACGTAGCGATTGGTGCCAGGGGACGGCTTGATCGTCTTGTCTTTCGGCTTGAGCGCGGCCTTTTTGTTCTTCATGAGTTCGAGAAGTTTTGCGGTATCCATTTAGGTTTCCTTCGAGGTTTGAGTTAGTAAGTGCCTTTAGACTTTCGTCGTTCAGCACAATCATTATACGTCAGGAATGACTTATCTGTCATTCCCGTTCGTATCATTGAACGCTGCGATTCTGGAAGGCCGCCTGTGCGCGGTCTTTCAGGGATGCGGCAGCGTCTTTTTCCGCCAGCACACGAGCAGCGCCCTTGTACTCTTCGCGGCGGTCGGCACCGAGCTGAATCATCATGTCGCGGCGGTCGCCCAGAGAGGCAACCAACGACTTGTTGACGGCTGCGATGGTTTCGGCTTCGATCACGGCATTCTTGCCAGCGATCCAGCGCGGGTTCAGCTTCACAGCGTTCTCCACCATCTTCTCGGTGGTCTTCTCGCCGGATGCAGCCAGAGACTTGCGAGCCTCGTCGTAGAGCTTGGCTTCGAGAACCTCAAAACGCGCCTTCAGACGAGCGTGTTGGGCTTCAGCGTTCGCAGCCTGGGCACCGTAATAGGCTCGCAGACCGGATTGCTCGATCATGCAAGCGTCGAGCGTGGCTTCGGTCAGCTTGGTGTCCTTGTTGAACTGCACCACGTCGATGGAGAAGTTCAGCTTGGCTTTCGTGGTCGTGGGCACATCGGCCGAGAAGCTGATGGCTTCAGTCTCGTCAGACGGTTCTTGCACCACTTCAGGCGTGGGGCGCGGCTTGCTGGCGGCGACCTTTGCGGGTTCGGGCGCAGGGTCTGGCAGCTTCTCGGCGACCGCGACAGGCTCAGGCTCAGGTTCGGGTTCCGGTTCGGGTTCGGGTTCGGGTTCGGGTTCGGCAGCAGCGACCGCGACAGGCGCTTCAGGTTCGGCAGTCTTGGCGGCAGCAACGATCTTCTCGTTCTCTGCCTCCAGCTCGTCCATCAGCGCGGCAAGTTCCGCGTCTTCAACTGCGATCTCAGGGTTCGACATTGATTTCTCCTTCAAAAAATTCGGTGTACGTGTTGATGTTAGT